CGTAGGGCTACGATTTCGCTATCTCTTCTTCTCGCCTACACCTCGCGATGTAAACCTTGAGAGTCGCTATAAAGTTCGTCGGTAGCTACGCCTATGTGGACTTTCACCACAGTATACAGACATGCCCATCATACTAAAAAAAGAACTTAGATTAAGTCTAAGTCCTCTAATATCTCTGCTGCCTGCCGCTCGTAATCGTCCTGCGGCTCTTTTTGTTTTTCCTGCTGCTCGATCCGTTCCAACACTCGATCCGCTACAATGTCGGCTAACCGCTCCACTGTGTATGCGTTTTCGTGTTGATCCGGGTTTTCTTTTAAGTTTTCGGGCAAATTAAGATATTTGCCGAAATATTCACTTGTTGCGGCTGCGGCTGTGTTTGCCTCTGATACTTCGATATCAAAATATTCCTGCCACTCGTCACCATTTTTCCATGTTTCCGCGTTAATGAGGTCGTTAATTTGTTCCTCTGTAACCCCCTCCTTTGTGTGGCGCATATAAGTACTTAAGATTACCTTCTGGCAGCCGTCCAATATATCTGCCTCTTTTCTCATTTCATCCGCATCACCCCACGCAATACTTGACGGCTTATGTATCATCATTTGCGCGTTACTTGGTATAATGATTTTATCGCCTGCCATAGCGATAACAGACGCGATACTGGCCGCTAAACCCTCAACATATACTGTAATTTCTGCGTCATACCGCAATAAAATATTGTATATGGCAATGCCGCCAAAAACACTGCCTCCCCCGCTGTTTATATGCACATTGATCTTTGAAACATTTTCTAACCGGTCTAAAAAGTCCTGCACGTCGCTTGGTGCTTTGTCCTCCGGGAAATATTTTTGCCATTCGCCTAAACTTTCACTGTTTATATCTCCAAAAAAACAAAGGTCTGCTGTGTTTTCTGTCCGGTTCCTTATCTCTATGCTGCCCACTTTCCGAAATTTGTTGTTTCGGTCGCGTTTCTTTAACTCTAAAACTGGCACTACTGTTTTCCCCCTTTCTGTTTGTAATTTTCTCCTAACTGTGTCAATTTAATATAATTCCCGTTACACATTAGGTCGTCCCCACCCGGCTTGTCCGGCGCGTCCAGTAAAGCCCTTGCCTCGTTTGGTGTCCTGATTCCGTTTTGCACATACTTGCTCAAAATCTCGGCCTGGCTCTTGGTGTCGGTTCTTAATATTACATTTTCATTGAATTTGTAATATAATCCCAGCTCCTCCTCTGCGGGATCCAACAACTTATAGTTAATTTCCTCCTCGTACTGTTTGAGTATGTATAACTCGGTATCGACGTAGAAAGAAAGTTGCTGCATTTCTGAATTGCTGTAACTGCTTTTCTCATAATCATTAATCTGGTTTGGCTTTATCCCAAAAGCCCCGGCTATTTGTAATGCTGTATATTTTGCCAGTTCGTAATACTGGCTGTCTGTCAGGCTGATACTTAACGGCTCAATCTTCATTCCAATAGGAACCGGGATAAATTTTCCCGCATTGTTTACGCCGGTTGCGTACTTCTCAAATTTTTCTATCAGTTTCTTTTCTTTTTTGGGATCAAGATCCCCGGTGTACTGCAATGCTGCCCTTGCCGTCAAACCTCCCTCATACAAATTGTTTTTGAAATTCTGCGCCGCTATTGCCCCGTCAATGCTGCTTTTCAGTATTTCCCGGACACTTGCACCGGTTATTCCGTCAAATGTTGTAGAGGTCTTAAAGTGTAATACCTCGTGACTTCGGAAAAAATAACTTTCTCCACTGTATTTGTCAGAATACCAATAATAAATTTCTCCTTTACCGCCAAATACACCCTTATCGTCAACAATCACGGTTACATCACTGCTCGGCATAATCCATAATCCTATTACGGAATAATCCCCGCCATACTTCTTTTTATTAAATTCACCCTGAATCCAGACATAGGCATTCCCAAAATGATTTCGGTTATTTTCTACTGCCGTCCAAAATGTTGTAGGCGTCATAATTGGGTTAGGTCTGTGTTTAAGCAGATAATATACTTTGTTTGGTTCTGCCTCCTGCCTGCCTTTTGCATAAAACTTAACAGGCATTTTACCTACTGTTTCCGATAACATCTTTAAGCAGGTAAAGTAAGTGATTTCTTGGATCGGCTTGTTGAATGGTGCGGATATTCCCAGCCATTGCAATAATTTTTCATCATTTAAGCCTACTGCGGTATGGTTTTCCCTCCGCCCTGCCGCCCTGTTTTGTATCATTTCAAAAACATTCACTTTTCCCACCTGCCTTTACCCGTCGTATAAGTCCAAAAATGCTGCTACACTGTCGTTAATGTCTACCGTGTCTAAATCTGCCCCCATTGCTACTTTGTGGCTGCAAATCGCCGCGTCACATGGATCTATACGGTTTTTCTGTAACATCTTATCTATTTTTATTTCTCCAAAACTGTTAGGCTCTGATAAAATAGCGTCATTCATTGACCGTGTTAATAATACGTTGTTTTTGTTATATTCCATGTTGTGTGCCTTTACTTCTAACTGAAAATCTATAGTGGCGTCGTTAAGACTTCTTGCGCTTTGCCTGATTTCAATTAAATCACAACCGAAATCCTCTAAATCAGACAGAAACGCGCTTGCATTGTGCGGATCATAACCAATAGCAATAACATCAAGGCTATATTTATCTATAACCTCGTGCAAACTGCCTAAAATAGTTTTGTAGTCTGTTTTTATGCCTCCGGCTGCTGTCGTTACCGTTAAAAGCCCCTGCTGCTGCCATATTACATACGGTGCGTTGTCCTCTAAGTCCATGTGTTCCTGCATACGGTTTTTTGGTATAAAGCTGTGGCTATGCAAAAAATACCGGCGGTCACCGGTATTTTCGTCCTCATAGGGAAATTCCAAGCAATAACTTGTCAGGTCACCTCCGCTTGATAAATCCAGGCCAACAACTGCCTGCTTTCCCGTAAAATCTTCTAATGTCCTGCCGGAGCCGCATTTCTCCCACTCTGCAAGGTCTATAAATGCTGTTTCTGCATTTGTTACCCATATATTAAGGGCTTTTGTTAAAAAGTCCCTCATTTCTGCGCCGCCCATGCTTTGTGCTTTCTTTGCGTCCTCAATCATTGTTGCAAGCAATTCCGGATCCCTGCCTGTCAGCGGGCAGCATTTAATCCAGTTTTCCGGGTTCCAAATATCGTCGCCCTTATCCATTTGCGCTATATAAATAAACTGCCGGTCGTTATTGTCAATTTTCCTCAACACGCGCCGGCAATATTTATACAATTCATAGCATGGTGCATTTAGGTTAAAACCTGCTGTTGTGATAACCGATACTAACGATTGTTTTAATTTTCTTGTACCACCTTTTAGCAATTTATACATCTGGTTATCTTTATGTGCGTGGTACTCATCAACAATTCCCAGATACGGTCTAAAACCGTCAATCGTATGTGTATCTCTCCCCAATGCCCTAATTACAGTTACTGTAATTTTCCCGGTAATCTCATTTTTATAGTCTTTTATGTCAAACAATTCCTCTAAATCTTTGTCGGCTCTTATGAATTTTGTTATCTCATTTAGCACAATCCGCGCTTGATCTGCCTTTGTAGCCGTACAATAGATTTGGCCATGCTTGTAATTATCAAAATTACAGCACTTTATCCCCAAAATAGCATTCAGTATGCTCTTCCCCTGCTGCCTTGCCAACTGTATATAGCTGTCCGTAAACCGCCGCTTCCCGGTTTCCCTGTGTACCCATCCAAAAAGAGAGCCGAGTATAAACTCTTGGAATCCTGCACAGGTGAAGGCTTCGTTTCCCTCCCCCTCAGCTATCGTTAATTTATTTGCCAGTTCTATGATATCTTCTGACTTTTCTGCATCAAATACATATGGAAAATCAGATTTTTTCTTTTTTGACCGCTTTAAGTCGTCCAAGTGGCGTTTCAATGCTAACCGGGCATCCTCGCCGAAATCTTTTTTGTTTTTCAGATTTTTCCGGGCAAATTCTGTAACTCTGTCTGCCATGTCTGCCTACGCATGCTTTAAGAATTTATTTTCCGGCGGCGTTTCCTCTTTCTTTGGCATTACCAGCCTGCAGCGGCTTGCAATCGTCAAACCCAGTTCCCTTGCATCGGCATTGCACTGTTTCTCTAACCTCACTTGGATTTTTTGCAGATAGTTATACTTCCCTGCCTGTTCTGCCATCTGTTTCTCTGCGCTGTCCATACTTTTCCTGTCAGGAGTAAACTTTATTCTGCTTAACTGCCTTGTAATCTTTTCATACTCTGTCTGGCTTCTTACATACCGTGCCAATACATCACAATCCAAATTTGACATAATCCCGATATCCAGCAGCTGTTCCGCAATTTCATTAAATTTTTCTTTTTCCTTTTTTGACAGCCAGGGAGGAGGCCCTACATTATCGCATGGTGCTTTAACCTCTGCTTTTCTCCTCGCTTCACTCTCTGCCTTGGTCAGATGCTTTTTCCCTTTTGCCTCTATCAGGTCTATCGGTTCCCTTGGTCTTCCCATCCCCCTGCCTCCTCTCAAAAAAATTCATTTAGGGAGTTTTTACGCAAAAAAAGGGGGGCTGCGGTCTTGGAGATTTCGCCCAAAACTTTTTAACCACCCCCTGCCACTGCCTTTTGATAATCCCTGACCGCCTGCCTTAATGCCTTCTGCATTGCCCTCTTTGTGTCCTGCCTGCTGTATGCCTGCCTGATTACTCCCTCATGTGTCGTCTCGCTTATGCTTATCAGGTTACTGAGTGTACTGCGCCTGCCATAGTCCTCCCGCAGTTCCACAATATGATGCACCAATGTGGCCGGTACAACCCTGTGTTCTGTCATGTAAATATATACATCTATCCCCGTGTCCCTCGCCAGTGCTGCTGCCCGTGCCGTCTGCCACTCAACTGAATTATAGAAGGCTTTTGCCTTCCTGTCCCTCCGTGCCCTGTCATACTCCGCATTACGTTCTGCATTGGTTCCGGCATGTGCCTTACAATATGTTTCTGTTATATCAATCAGCTTGTTACACCCGCACCGGGCACAATATTTTTTATATGCCATCCATCCACCTGCCTGACAAAAAAGGCGGCTGCCATCCGATAACGATAACTGCCGCCTTCTGTAATTTCCATAAATATCATTGTAATTATCTTAACATAGTTAAACAGACTTGTACAGGGTGGTAAATCGGGCGTGTTGTCAAGTCTCTTCCCTTTTTTTCTAAATTGCGTCTGAACCAAAAAGAAGAACCGCCATTTCCCTGACTAAAGTGTTTTTATAATTCCTTACTGTCTTTTCATTCAGGTTGCTGTTGTAGCCATTCGTCCCGGCTAACATTTCCGTAATCTCCTCATAGGTATAAGTATCCTCTGTAAGTTTGCCGCCGTCATTGCGCTCTTTACGGCTTAAATAACGCAATTTAATCACTTCATAGCCTTTTCTTCCTTTAATCTTTTTTAATGCCTTTTCAATGCGTTCTACGTCATTTAAGCTACGTTCAAACGATGCTTTCCTATCCCGTAATATTGTTTCCTCATCTGTTGGTGTCACTTTATTTTTGGAATATGTAACAAAACTTGTACTTTTTCCATGCAACGCCATTTCAAGATACTCTTTCTCATCTGCTACATGTTCCTTCAAAGTTTTGTAACAATACAGTATCTTTTCCGTGTTCTTAAACGCTTCCTCTTTCATTACTCTCTGGCGGTCTATCCAGGAAATACTGTTCATTTTCCTGAACACTTCGTCAATGGTTGTTATTATCGTTTCCCTCGTTTCCTTTGTCACACTCATGTCATGCCTCCCTGACTTCCCCGAAGAATTTCATATAAGTTTCCGGGTGATTTTCGCCAACATATTTCTTCGCTTTATCCTGATTCGGTACTTCCAATTTTTCCGATCTTTTATCCTTTATAAAAAGAATGCCTCCCGGACTTAAGTATAATTCCTGCACTATGACATTAAAAGAGTTTTTTATGTCACATATCTTCCTGCCCTTTTCTGTGTCAAACAACAGGCTTTCCTCTGTTATTTTATCTTTATCCTTTTGCGTTACCGTTAGGATTGCTTTCAAAGCTTTTCGCCTCCTCATATAATTTATAGATTCTCTGCATCACTGCTTTTACTTTAGCCTCCCCAATGCCCCTAATGCCTCTTATGGCATTTTCAATATCTGCCGGTGAAACACCGGCTTTCTTTGCAGCCTCTAATCCGTCATTATAACCATCCTGCCAAAACCTGATTAAAAAGGCATTCATCTGCTGATGGTCCTTTCTCTTTATATCTTTGTACTGCTGTCGCGTAATCCCTGCTTTCTTTGTCATGTGCTTTATATCTCCTCTATGCCCACTATGTAATAATCATTTGTTTGCTTTCTTATATCTGCCAGTTTTATTGTTTCAGTCTTTATAATCGTTCTGACTCTGTTTCTCGGCAATTTTCTTTTTAAGTCTGACAACGAAAAAATATTTTCCTCTGTATAGTCTAATTCCTCTGCCATATACCGCAAATGATTTTTCTCATGTTCACTTGTTACGATTATTGCATTGTAATCATTTGCTAATTTAAGCAATGCCCGGCTTTTTCCTATCCGCCGTTCCGGTGTATAGATGATGTATTCTTTTTTATCCGGAACTAATACCGCAATCATCTTTAATGCTTTATCCGGTGCATTGTAAAAGCCATCTGCATACCGTCTTATGTCCTCTTCGCTACGTTCTCCTGCTGCCTCCTTTATCTTTTCCCTCGTTTCCGGTGTAATAAATATGCCATCAAACAGTTCCTCCGGTTTCCTCATGCCTGCCGCCTCCCTCTCTCTTTTTCTTTTCGCTGCTTTTCTTTATTTACTGTGCTGATCCAAAAAAATGTTGCATAATCCCCAATAAACAATACAACCGCACTTAATAAAACCTTTACACCAACAAATCCTATCCAGATTGTAAACATGGCCCCGATAAAGAAAGCAATAATTGCTGTTACTGCTACTACATTGATAAATTTATCTATTTTTTCTTTATTTTTCATTGCCTGCCCCTTTTCCCTGCCCATCGTTCCACCTCCAAATACTTATAATAGTTTCTGCTGTTTCGCCCGTCTGTACTGCATCCAGTGCCAAACAATTTGGTATACCTGCTTCTGTTAACTTCTGTAACCGTTCAAGTAAAACTAAATATGCCCTAAAACTGTATGAATGTTTTTTACTGTCCAATATATCTGCTGCCTGTTCTGCAAATTCCGGCGATGTTTTAGCAGCTATTATCTGTAGCGTTTCCTGTTCCTGACTCCTGTATTTGATTGTTTCTTGTTTCATTTCTGCTACTATCTCTAATAAACCCGACATAATCTACCTTCCTTAAACTCTCCTGCATTACTTTCAGTTCCTTTCTGTCATTCTTTAATCCCTCTCCTGATCTTTGGATTCCTGTTATAGTATCAATACAAGAATTCCAAGCAGATGCCCTTATGTCATAGTCCCAATTTTCAAGACTTAGCTCCTTCTTTTGTGGAAGCGGTACCAGAGGACACCAGGCAGGCTTTTTGTCTTTCTCTGTAAATCCGGAATTTAACCTGCATCTGCCGGTACATTCAAATTCATGGTAAAATTCACAGTCTTTGCATTTGTCCGGCATGTTGACCAGCAGAATTGCTTTCTTTTTATCATCTTTCATTTCTCACCTTCCAAAAGTTCCGGATTATCAACAATCTCCTTTACTGCGGATTATATGGTTCCGGTAATGGCTGCCATGCGATAGCGGTAAACGGTTTATACAG